TAACTGGTAATTTTGATAAAAGCAAATCTTTGACTGTCACAATACATATGGAAGAATTTGACAAGCTTGAAAAGCTGGCACTTTCAGCTCACACTGACAGCCTTTCGGTTGAAAAACTCCAAGAACACTTGTTGCCTTATAAAAAAGAAATGGTTCAAAAAATCATAGATGAAAAAATGCAGTTAGTGACTGCAGATGAATTCTTAAAACTTCACAAAGAATCTTTAACTGCTATTAGGGAAAACGACAAACTCCAAGAACAGCTTAACACTGTGAAAAAGAATATTGAGCATGCTATTGGAACGATTAAACATGATGGGCATTTAGGAACTATTCAAACAGACTGGATTTTGCCTTATTTAGAAAAAGCACTCGCAGCGATTGGAGGGGATGATGGACAATAAAAGAATTTCTGAAATCGTTGACGAAGAAATGATAAAGAAAGATGCAAAGAAATATCGTGATATGAGGAAAATTCTCACGATTCCGAAAAGCGTTGCGGATGAGTTGGATAATATTTTTAATGAATTTGTCAGCATAAAAAATAGTCGTAGTATTTGGCATTTGCTGTGGCGAGCAGAGGAAATAGATGAAGACCTTAGAATGCAGTTAGAGAAAATACTACCAGATGAAAACCAAGTTAATATCGCTGTTGCCTACCTCGCAGGCAAAGCCCTCGGTGTTGATTTAGTGAAAGTGGTGGAGGGATGATTGAATTAAACAAGATTTATAACGAGGACTGTTTGGAAGGCATGAAGCGAATACCCGATAAGTCTTTAGATGCGATTGTTACAGACCCGCCATACCTTTATTTGAAGCACAAACTAGACAGGCCGTGGAATGAGGATGCGGTATTTGCCGAATGGAATCGAATTTTAAAAGATGACGGATTTATCGTGATGTTTGGGCGTGGGATTCCGTTTTATAGGTGGAATACGAAAATCAATAATCTTGGATTTAATTTTAAAGAAGAAATAATTTGGGATAAGAAACGTTCAACAAGTCCTTTATTAAAAATAGCAAGGGTTCATGAAAGTATATCTATTTTTTCGAAGAGCGGGAAATTAAATGAAGTTAGAATTCCATATCTCGAGATAAGGGAAAACGATGATATTTCAAGAATTGTTCAAGACATTAAGCGAATAAAAAGTGCCATCAATAATGCAAAATCTCTGGAGCAAATAAAGTTTTACTTGGAAAATAAAAAAATAAATTTAGTTAAAAGTAAAGCAAAAAATCACAGTATAACAATTTCTGAAAACTCTTTGAAAAAGGAAGGGGATACCGCAGCTAAAACAATGAGAATGCTAGAGGATGGCATGCAAGAAAGAAGTATAATTTCTATCAAAAAAGAAATTGGCCATTTCTCAGTTCCAACTCAAAAACCAGTCCGCTTAATGGAGCGATTGCTAAAGCTAGTGTCAGGCGAAGGAGCTTTAGTGTTAGACCCATTCGCTGGCTCTGGCAGTACAGCCCTTGCGTGTCAAAATCTAAACCGAAACTTCATAGGCTTTGAAATTGACAAAGAATACTTTGAAATTGCACAAAATAGAATTGAAGAAAGACAAAGTCAAATTAGTTTGTTTGACGAGGTCTCAGAATGACCGACAAACTAATATCGCTGGTCAATGACTGGTGGGGAGGGATTGAATGAAAAAAGTTGTTTGGGCACTGTTTGATAGTGGAAACGGATGCTACAAACGGTCAGCCGATGAAATTGAAGAAATAGAAATCTATTCAATTGGATTAGATATTGAAAATAAAAATAGTCACTTTATTAATCTTAATCTTGCCGATTATTCAAGGTTATTTGGTAATAACCAACTCTTTGAAACTTTGGATAAGTTGCCGCATCCTGATTTAATCATTGCTAGTCCACCTTGTGAGAGTTGGAGCGTAGCAAGTGCATTAAAAAATGGTAATGCATGTTGGAAACGAGAAGATTTATCAGATAGTTTATTTGAACCACAAAAAAAGCCCAGTCCTTTTACTATCAGAAGTAAGAAAGATTATGAAGAATCCCATAATAATTTGAAATATCATAAGCAATTCATTACAAGAGTAAATGGTGAGCTTTGTGTGTTTAACACGATTGAAATCATCAAACGTTATAAGCCGAAGTATTTTATCATCGAGAATCCGGCTAGTGGAAAAATATGGGAATATATTGAAACTGTTATAGGATTTGAGCTTCCTTATAAGAACTTGACCAGGTATAACAATTATAATTATCCTTTGCAAAAACCTACAAAGTTTGCCAGTAATATCTATCTTGGATTGAAAAATGAAATTATCAAGCAAGATATAGCATGGGGCCATTTTTCAAAAGATTATAATGAGCGCTCAAATATTCCAAAGGAACTTGTCGATGAAATTTTTAAAAAGTTTTTAGAGTATGAAAATAAAATGGAGTTCTCAGAATGACCAACAAACTAATATCGCTGGTCAATGACTGGTGGGGAGGGATTGAATGAGAGTAAGAAACGATGTTGCAGATTGGCTAGAATCAAGTGATGAACAGACTTTATGTGATGATTTTTTGACAGAAGAACACGAATTTGACAACTATCTAGGAAAACTTGCTTTAAATTTAGGGTACAACTTTGTGACTGATTTTATTGTTGATTTAAAGCGAAATGGATTTGTACGAGAAAGCCAGACGAATACTGGTATGAGGGTGATTAAATGAAACTTTTGTGTAAGCTGTTCGGGCATAAGTGGTCTGAACGAAGATATATTGAAGGGCCATTTGTTAATGGTTTTAAAACACTACCATATAAACGGTGTTTGAGATGCAATGACTTCGCATGGGATTTCAACCGCTCAGACCTTGACGAGTCAGAGAACGTGTTTCCTGAAAAATGGCTTGATAAACACATGGATTGAGGTGGAGATGAAAAATAAGTTAAAAGAAAGACGAGAAAATCTTGGGCTTTCGGTTGAACAAGTAGCTGGAAGAATGGTTGAACCTTTTAGACAAACTTATATAGAATTAATTAAAGATAATGAACGGCAAAATAGGCTTGAGAATGATGATCTGCCAGAAGACCAAAGTTGGGATAAACTTCTTGCAAAAGCATTGGAATGCAAAATAGAAGATTTAATTTGAACGCAAAAAAAGCCCAAGCTGACCAAGCTTGAGCTTCGAATGTATAAAATAATACTTTTTCATTTTATTTGTGGTCACACGTATTATATCATACTGAGCTAGGAACTCGTTAAACTCAACTGGAGGAATAAATAATGAAAGACAATAAACAAGTATCATTGATTCAAAGAACACTGCTAGAAGTTGCACAATTTAAAAAACATAATCTAAATGAATTTTTGATAGGGGAAACGGATTGGTGGTATTCTCCTATCAATGATATTGTAATGGCTATGACTAACGGAGAAAAACCTGATCACTTTAAATATGCTGAAGTAGAAACAAACGATTGGCTATGGGTTATGTCAACAATAGACGGAAATCTTGTATTGGAGGGAAAAGGCGGAATAGGAATCGAGGTTGAATAGAATGATTGCAAATATAATTATCATAGCCTACGTGCTATTACTGATTCTTGGAATGTTCGTTACGCCTTACGCAATTGGAAAGCCAAGAAGTCCAATAAGTGTTGGAACTGCAACCTTTAATATATTATTTGGGATTGCGTTTCTAATATCATTATATTTTAAATTAATTAATTAAACAAAAAAGCCCACGGCAATGGGCTTCGGCATGATTGTATCTAATACTATTATACCACAGACGGAGGAATCTTTTAAATGGCGGATAGATTAGATTTGTTATTAAGTGACTACATGACTGGAATGCTTCAAGTTAAAATTAATTCAAGAGAACGATGGATCACTCGTGAGAAACATGAGGAAAGAATCGGAAGTGGTGGGAGTAGTTCAAACACTGCACCACAAGAGCGCAACTATTTGATTAAAGAAGCTGATAAAGAACTTGGAAGACTTAATGACCAGAAACAAACGCTTGATGAATTAATGGAAGTTATACAAGGAACAATTGCAAAAGATATTATTATTGCTAGATTTAAACACAGAATGTCTTGGCATAACGTAGCTATCAGAGTTTGCTTAGAAGAGAGTACAGCTAGAAAGCAGTATGATTCATTTAAAAAAACTTTGAGAGATGGATTATGGAGAGATACTTTAGACTAATTTCACTTTCCTTTTTATTCACGTTTTATTCACGTTTATATCCTAATTTAAGTGCGATAATGGTAGCATGAAGTTATCAGCGAAAGCAAACAAAATGTAATTCGTTCGGTTGGATATACTTCTAAGCAAGTCATTGCTCTAACCAGTGGCTTGCTATATTATTGGAGCTTAGTTTATTAGTTGGCTAAAATACACAACTTTGCTAGCACTTGTGAGACGTAGGTTCGAATCCTGCAGCTCCAATACTTGGCGTATGATATTATCCATTGGTTTGAATCCATTAAGACAGAACATAAAGTTCGACTGTGTAACATCTTGCGTGCATTGTGTATGACAGTTATATCTAGTTAGTGGCTGCTTTACGTAGCGAGACGTTGCTGGACGATAAAACCAGCGTAGCAAGTGATTGGCGGATATTAGGCATAATATCTTTGCGAGGTTCGACTCCTTGTCTTGCTATTGCCATTTGATGGCGCAAATGAATTAGGCGTGTGGCTATACATTACCTGATTCAACCCTGTGCAGGGTGCAAGTACAAAAAGAAATAATAGTCATTTGTACTCTGCTTTTGCAAGAGCGGGTACATTAAACAGGATGGGTGGCAAGGCGTCACGCTAGTTTCATAAGCTAGAATAGAACGGTTCAATCCCGTTATCCTGAATTGAGAGCTAATGACTCTCTGGGGCTTGCGAGTTTGGGGGGCGATTTCGATTGTATTGCTTAGTACCGATGCATGGAAAAATATAGTGTGGCGAATGAAGTCCATTAAATGCAGAGAGGGATGCAGCTATTATATTTTATTACAGGTTGTCCACTGGCAGCCTTTTATTGTCGGAGGAATAGTATGGTTAAGGCATTAAAAGAAATTAACGAAATGGTGTATGAGTTAAATGCAATTAGTAGTGATTGTAATACCTTAGCTGATGAAATAGATTGGTCAGAAGTTAGTGATAAGGCATCTGTTTGGGCTAATAAATGTAGAGAATTATTTATTAAAAAGAATGAGTTATCTAAGGAAAATACTAAACGAATAGATTTGATTATTGATACTTTTAAAGATTGCTTTGACCAACTACCTGAACCATGTAAGCAAGTATTAATTGTTTATAGTAACTATGATAAGGGTGGTGATTAATATATGCCAATGACTGGACGGTGTCGTGAGCCTAACTGCCATGCTGTAGTTATAAGACCACTACACTATTGTAATAAGCACGCTGATAAAGAAGCAGCATATCAAGCAAGCAGAGAGCGATGGACTAATCGTAATGATGATACTAAAAGATATAAGGACTATAACAAACGTAAGCGTGAATATAGCGACATTAAAGTAGAACAGAACAAGTTCTATCAAAGCAAGCAATGGAAGTCTATACGTGATGTAGTAAGACGTAGAGACAACTTCCTTTGTCAGTACTGCAAAGCACATAACAGAGTAAGAACTGGTAAGATAGTTGACCACATCGTGCCTGTTGAGTTTGACTTGAATGGTAAGACCATCATGGATAACTTGGCTTTCTGTTGTAGCAAATGCCACACAAGGAAAACTAAGTGGGAACAAATTTATTATGGAACTGGTTACGGAAATAAAACTAAAAATGTAATCCCCATAAAAAATGTAAAAGATGTTCCTGATTTTCAAAAAAATGAACGATAATTTTTAACAACCCTCCCCCCTATCTTTTCACAGGGAAATCACACACATAGGTATCGTCTTGCTTGAAAACCCAATTTTGAAAATTTTTATATAGGGGGGTCAAAACACTAAAAGAAAGGAGAAAAAATGACAGCTAAGAAGTTCAAAGACAGTAATGACGGGAAGTTGTCCTATCGTGCACCTAAGCACCTTTCTCCTCTCGCAAGTGCTTGTTGGCGTAAAACTGTTCCCTTTCTTGAGGAACAAAAGCCAGTTGATAAGATTGATTCGTTTTTAGTTGAAATGTACTGTACTCAGTATGAAATTTATAGAAATTCATATGAACATCTAAAAAAACATGGTGAGGTTCAAGAAATTTATAAACCAGTTCAAGATATGACTGGTGAAATTATTGACCGACAATTTCAAGGTTTCAAACGTAATCCAATGACTCAAATTTACTCAGATGCAATAAAAAATCTTACAAAAATTGGTTCTGAGTTAGGATTATCTCCAAAATCACGTTCTGAATTGATAGAGCTTAACATGCAAGATACGAATGAAAAAAGCACTAAAGATAAGATGAAGGCATTCTTTGATGGAGGTGATGACGATGATTACTGAGTTAGCTCCTACAAAAACAATGAATAATCTTATCATTGAATTTAAAGTTGATTTAACGCAGGACCACGACGTCTTAGGAGCTTATCATAGTATTGATTTTTCAGGAATACGTGCTAAATATAGAGACCCTGGCACAAGATATGCATTCGCAGTATTAGACTGTATAACAAAATCTGGGTACCTAACAAAATTAGCAGCATTTAGGCATTTGAGAGACCTTCAAAGAATTGGATATGAAGATTTTCCTTACAGATACTCTAAAAAGGAAATAAAAAATTTACTAAAAGTTGCTTCAGTTGTCCCGAATGTTGATACAGGCGAACCAACTGAGCTAATGCCTTGGCAAAAATTCATTATGTGTATGCTGATAGGCTGGAGGAATAGCGAAGGTGGAAAAAGGTTTACTGTCGCTATAATATCAGTATCTCGTGGGCAAGGTAAAACTTATATTCTAGCAATTTTGATGGTTTATTCATTTTTATTTGAAAGTCTTGGTTTATCAAATCAGGACTTTTTAGTTTCCTCGATAAACTTTAAACAGACAAGCAAATTGTTTGGATATGTTAAGACGATGCTTAAGACAGTTATAAAAATTGAACCATTTAAAACAATTGCTGCTGAAACAGGGTTGACTGATCGTTCTATTCTGAATGATGAAGTTGTCATGAAGAAAATGAATAATAAAATTCGTGCTATTTCTCATGAAGCTGGTCAATATGATAGTTTTCACTTTACAACTGCTATTTTTGATGAAATCGGAGAAGTAACTAATAGAGAAAAAATTTCTAAAATTGTTTCTGGGCAAGTTTTGGTTAAAAATCATCAGTTTGTACAAATTTCAACTTCCTATCCAGACCCTAGCGTTCCTTTTAGAAAAGACCAAAAAACACTTCAAGAAGCTATGGAGAAAGATTGGGATAGAGAAGCAGATACTTCTTTATGTTTGGTATGGGCGCAAGATGATTTATCAGAAACATTCGAGCCAGAAACTTGGGTAAAATCAAACCCTCTTCTTGAATTGGAAGATAAAAAAGATATTTTACTAAAAGGATTGATTGACAAGAGAAACAGTGACTTATTACAAGGGACGCTACACGATTTCCAAACTAAAAATCTTAATATGTGGCTTCAGCAAGATGTTGATAGTTATTTAAATCTTGCAGACGTTGAGAAAGCTATTATTCCCGAATTCAGCATCCATGGGCAACGTTGCTACGTAGGAATTGACTATTCAATGATGTCAGATAATACAGCAATTGCTTTCGTTTTTCCTTATTTAGATGATGAAGGAAAGGCTAAGTGGCATGTTGAACAGCATTCGTTTGTTCCATTCCAAAGAGCAGGTTCAATTGATGCTAAAGAAAAACAAGATGGTATTAATTATAGAGAACTAGAAAAATATGGTTTTTGTACAGTTACAAGCCACCAACAAGGCCTAATCAATGATGATGAGGTTTATGAATGGATTGTTAATTATATTGAAGATAACGCATTGGATGTTATCTTTTTTGGTTACGATGCAATGGGTATCACTAAAGTAATTCAAATGCTCATGAATAATACGGGCTATAATTTACAACCTATCCGTCAAAGAACGAGTGAGTTGAAAGATCCTACAAAATTTTTACAAAAACTATTTGTAGAGGGATCTATTAGTAGGCTAGATGATAAAATCATGGAAAAATCGCTGTTAAATGCGGTTTTACGTGAAGATTCAATAGGAATACAGGTAGATAAACGAAAAGAAACTTTAAAAATTGACGTTGTTGATGCGATTATTGATGCTTTATTTCAAGGGATGTATCACTTTGAGGATTATGGTATGGCAAATGACAAGAGTTGGCAAGTTGAGCATATGACACCAGAACAAGTAAAAGAATGGGTTACTAGTCAAGAATCTGGCTTGTTAGACCTTGGTGACGAAATAGATGATGATTGGGGATTCGATGAAGATTTTTAAAGCGTTTTTTAAAAAAATATGGGATGTTTTTGATGTTCTATGCTTCTCTTTAGCAGCTATTACGTTAAATATCACAGTTTTTCTAATGAACTTATTTGCTGGTGGAATTACATTAACAGTAACATTTATTGTTTTTGGAGTTGGTTCTTGGTTTATTAGTTCCAAAATTACGAAGGGAGGTGATTGATTTTGCCAATATTAAATTTTATCAACCAAACAAATGATCCGCCAGAAGTTGGTAGTGTTCAAAGCTATTTTCCAGATGGAAATGATGCTCAAATAATGGAAAGTTTGCTTGGTGATAATAATGAATGGGTTTCAGCTCGGGCAGCATTAAGAAATTCAGATTTATTTTCTATTATCTTGCAACTATCTAGTGATTTAGCAATAGTTAAAATTAATGCTGAAAAGAAAAAGAATCAAGGAATCATTGATAATCCAAGTACCAATGCTAACAAGCATGGATTTTGGCAATCAATGTTTGCGCAGTTGCTTTTAGGAGGTGAAGCATTCGCTTATCGTTGGAGAAATGCTAATGGCGCTGATATGAAATGGGAATATTTAAGGCCATCTCAAGTAAATACTTATTATTTCGAGTATGAAAACGGAATGTATTATAACATCACTTTTGATGACCCTAAAATAGAGCCTATTTTACAAGCTCCACAGAGCGATTTGATTCATATGAAACTACTATCAATTGATGGTGGTAAAACTGGAATTAGTCCACTTTACTCTTTGAGACGTGAATCAAAAATCCAAAGAGCCTCTGATAGATTAACAATTAGTTCATTGAATAGTTCATTAAATGTTCCTGGTGTACTTACTGTTAAAGGTGGTGGACTTCTTAGTGATAAAGATAAAGCATCTCGTTCTCATTCGTTTATGAAACGTTCAAGAAGTGGCGGCCCTGTAGTATTAGATGACCTTGAAGAATTTACTGCACTAGAAATTAAATCAAATGTAGCTCAATTATTATCACAAACAGATTGGACTTCTAAGCAATATGCTAAAGTATATGGGCTTCCTGACAGCTATATTGGTGGACAAGGGGACCAACAATCTTCAATCCAACAAATAAGTGGAATGTATGCAAGTGCATTAAATCGCTATTTAAGACCTGCTATAAGTGAATTGGAATATAAGTTAAGCGACCGAATAAGCGTTAACATGAGACCAGCTATTGACCCTCTTGGTGATAATTACTTATCTACTATTAGTACTGCTACAAGATGGGGTGCATTGGCTGAAAATCAAGCTACATATGTCTTGCAAGAAGCAGGATATATTCCTAAAGACCTACCAGCCCCTGAAAATACAAATAAAAAGACAACTGGCCAAAGTAATGAGCCAGTACCATAGGAAAGGAGGTGGTCATGGTGATTATTCTTAGAAAGGAGGTAAATGATGACAGTAATCGACATTAAAGGAGATGTAGTTGATAATAGTTACGGAATGATGTATGACTGGTTTGGAATCGATTATACAAGTCCATCTAAAGTCAATGATGCCTTAGTAAATGCTGATGATGAAGAAATTGTTTTAAATATCGCTTCTAATGGCGGAGATGTATTTGCAGCTTCTGAGATTTATACTGCTATTAAGATGAATGGTAAACCTGTAACTGTAAATATTCAAGGGTTGGCAGCATCTGCAGCTTCAGTAATTGCAATGGCTGGAGATACGGTAAATATCTCTCCTACAGCCCAATTGATGATTCATAAGGCTATGAGTGGTAGCCAAGGAAATGCTGACGACTTTGAACAAGAAGCTAAAGTTTTAAATGGCGTTGACCAATCTATTGCTGCAGCTTATGAATTAAAAACTGGTATGAAACAGTCCGACTTATTGCAGTTGATGTCTAACGAAACATGGATGACAGCTCAAGATGCAGTGGATAAAGGATTTGCAGATAATATTATGTTTGTAGATGCTAATAAACCAGTATTTTCTAACTCAATCTGCAATATTCCAACTGCTGATAAACTTAATGAATTTATGAATTTCATGAATTTCAAAAATCGGAATAACCCTCCGAAAGAAGAACCAATTATAGAAAACAAACAAGCCGATTTACGTTCTCGTAAGTTGGCTATTTTATTAGAAAAATAAAGGAGACTCAAATGGAATTAACACTTAATGAACTCAATGAAAAATGGGTAGAGTCAGGAAATGAAGTTTCTGACATTAACGCAAAAATGCAAAATGCTTTGAATGATGACGATTTTTCTCAAGAAGATTTTGCAAAACTTAAAAATCAGTATGAAACCGCAAAAATTAAACGTGACGCTTGGCATGAACAAGTAGTCGAAGCTCAAGCACAACAAGTCGTTAATATGCGCAATGAAGATAAAACGCCTTTAAACAATGATGAAAAAGATTTAAAAAATAAATTTGTTTCTGATTTCAAAGCGATGATTAAAGGCGACCCTCAAATCGTGAACCTTGTAACTTCAGACACTGACGAAGCGGGTAACGCAATTGGTTTAACAATACCTCAAGATATTAAAACAACAATTAATATTTTGAAACGCCAATACGATGCTCTTGAGCAATATGTCAATGTTGAAAATGTAACTACTGCATCAGGTTCTCGTGTTTATGAGAAATGGTCAGATGTTACGGCATTGACTAACCTTGATGCTGAAGACGAAGCAATCGGAGATAATGATGATCCAAAACTTTCATTGGTTAAATACGTTATCAAGCGTTATGGCGGTATTACTACAGCCACTAATACCTTGTTGAAAGACACAGCTGAGAATATTTTGGCGTGGCTCTCTGGTTGGATTGCTAAAAAAGTTGTCGTTACACGTAATAAAGCCATTCTTGCCGTTATGGATGCTGCTCCTACTAAACCAACACTTGCAAACTTTGACGACATTATCTCAATGATTAACACATCCGTTGACCCAGCTATTAAAGCAACCTCAATTTTGATGACAAATTCTTCTGGATTCAATAAATTGAGCTTGGTCAAGGATGCGCTTGGTAATTACTTGATGCAACCAGACCCTAAAAATGCTGACCAATACCTAATTAAGGGGAAACGAGTGGTTGAAATTGCAGATCGTTGGCTAGCAAGTAAAGGAACAGCTTCAAATCCTGTTTATCCGCTCTATTTTGGAGATTTGAAACAAGCAGTTACTTTGTTTGACCGAGAAAATCTTTCGCTTTTGACAACTAATATCGGAGCTGGTGCTTTTGAAAAAGATTTGACAAAAATTCGTGTTATCGACCGTTTTGATGTCGTTTCAACAGATAAAGAAGCTTTTGTTGCTGGTTCATTTGCTGCAATTGCTGATCAAAAGGGTAACCTTACAACAACTACTGCCGGATAATCAGGAGGGATTTAAATGAGCGTAACTGTTGATGACTTACTAGATCAGTTATCAGAAGATGATGATCGCAAACCACAACTTCAAATTTATTTTGATACAGCAACAGCATATGTGAAAAATGCAGTGAGTTCTGATACAGTTGACGCTCCATTTTTCAGTGTAGAAAATGTTTCTCCGGTTTATGATGTAGCTGTTCTTAGTTACTCGATGGATTTGTGGATTCATCGTTCTACAACTATGCCGCCTACTACGGCTGTAGACCATATGGTTGGGCAGTTGAGAGGCCTTTACTCTTCATGGAAGGAGGCGCAAGATGGTCAAGACGTACAAACCGAATGATTTTAACAGAAAATGTCAGATTGGAGTTACTAAAACAGTAACTACTCCAACTGGAGGTAAGGTTGAAAAAATTGACCCAACAACGGTTTTAAATGTTCGATTCGCAGCTAAAGTGAGATCACTTGCGCTTCAATTTCAGATAATTGGTACAACTACAGCTGATACATTCGACATTGCAATTAGACATAATAAGCTAGTTACAAAGAAAATGTGTGTTCAAATAGATGATGTTCTTTACAACATTATTAATATTTCTTCAGATGAATCTGCAAAGCTTATTAAATTTGATATTTTGACTCTTCAAGCGAAGAAGAAAGGAGCTTAATATGGTTTCGTTTTATGATGCGATGCAGCTTATTGTCGATAGAGCTGAAGAATTAAGCACAAAGATGACTGTAGAAGATAAAGCTGAAGTTACAAAGGCAGGTGCTAAAGTTTTTGAACAAGCTTTAGCTTATGAAGTTAGAAATAGGCACTACCGCCATCGTGATACTGGAGAAGATCCACATTTAGCGGATAGTATTGTTATGAAAAATAAGAATATTGACGGAGTTAAAGATGGTCAAAGTGTTGTAGGATGGGAAAGAAGTACGGAAAAAGGTACTCATACAAAAGGATATATTGCCAATATCATTAATAATGGTAGTCGTTTTCCTCAGTTTACAACACGTTCTGGAAGAAAATATAAAAAGCCTGGTGAAGTTGCAGTTCATGCAGATCATTTTATTGAAGAAACAAGAAAAAATCCTATTGTTCAGCAAGGAATATTAAAAGCAGAAGCTGAGGCAATGAGGAAAATAATTAATAGAAAAAAGAAGGAGAATAACTTATGAAAATGCCAGTTGAAATTGTTCAAGACATAATTGCAGCTAGTGACTTTCCGCATGATGAAATCTTTCTTGATTCTATCCCCAAAGAAAAAGAACATTCTATTAATGAAACTCAGATTTTACTTACAGAATCTGATAATGGACCAAGTGATTATGGTAATTCAGAATTTGTTTCATTTTTATATGGCGTTTATATTCAAATCTTTTACTCGAACGCTGAAGATTCGGATATAAATATTGTTCAAAGCGAAATTAATCTGATGAAATCATTTATAAACAATGATTGGCTTATTGCACAATCAAAAAGTCACTATATTGACCCCGACACAGGTCAAATAATTAAAAATTTAACGGTGCAACGCATCATGACGTTAAGCGAGATAGCAAATAGCTAACTCGTTTTTTATTTAAGAAAGGAAATTAAAATGGCAACAAAAGGTTTGAAAATGGTAACACTTGCTCTATTAGATGATACTGGAGCGATTGTAAAAGGAGCTGGTGGTTTATCAACTGATGGTACTTTCCCAATTACTGATGAAATGTTAGGTACAAAGACTGCAAATATCACCAATGTATCAAGCGCTCCAACAATGATTTATGGCAATGATGGTCAAGTAGATGCAGATATTGCAAAAGGTACTCCTTCTGTAGCATTCGACTTCAATGGTTTGCCTTTTGATATCAAACAAAAACTCCTTGGACGAGTTAATGATACTAAAGGTGGATATACTCAAGGTCCTGTTCCTAAAGTTGCGGCTTTGATTCAAACGACAACAATTGGTTCAGCCTCTCCTCAATATATTGGCTTTGCTGCAGGAAAAATGAATGAAACTGCATTGAACTTACAAACGAATACCAATGCGGTTGTACGTGTGGATGATGCATTGACATTTACTGCTTTCTCTGTAAGCCGTTGGGGTGGAGAAGCTATCAAATTCTATGATGGTGGAGATGCTAAATTTACTGAAGCTGCAATGTTAGCAGATGTATTTAACGGTTATACTGCTCCGACTACTGGTGGTTCAGGTAGTGGAAGCTAATAATTGAATAGCGGAGCAATCCGCTTTTTATATGGGATAGATAGAAAGGTCTATTATATTAGGTTCGATACCTGACTATTCCTTTACAAAAAGTAAAATAGAGGAGAGTTACAATGAAATTATCATTACCAGAAATTCGAGAAGAATCATTTGAAGTTAAAACTTCAATTAAGAACATTAAAAAAATGCATGCCTACCAATTGGAACTAGCAAAAAGCCAAGAAAAACTTGCTTCAGTTCAGGATGGAACACTAGAAGAATTAACAAAAGCAATCGCTCTTGATGATATGTCAGTGATTAATAATGCTGAGAAATTTATTACTGAAATTCTAGGATTAAATAAAAAAGAAGTAGACAAATTAGAAGAGTTTGACCGTGGCCAATTTATGAATTTGCAATCTAAACTTGTTCTTTCACTTCAAGGGTATAATGATGATCAAATTGATACTATGTTTACTGAGGAGGTTGACTCTGCCGAAAAAAAAGTTCAAGCATTGAAGAACGAAAAGTCTACCACCACAACCAATTAATAGACTTACAATTATTTGAAAAAAATATTATCGAAAATTGGCACTGGACATTAGAGCAAGTAGATAATCATGATTATTATGACTTAATTGATGTATTTAAAGCTAATGAAGACAATAAGATGGCTTCATTTGATGATTTGAAGAAAATGTTTGGGCAATAATAATTGTTCTCTTGTAATATGCAGTATATAGGGGTATAATTTACTTATTAAAAATCAGGAGAAATTAAATGAAAAAGTTATCATTATTGGGGATTGCTTGCTTATCTATTTTAGTACTTGCATCATGCGGAGAAAAAAGTAATCAATCATCTAAAAATAGTTCTTCATCAACAAGCCAAAGTCAAACATCTAGTTCCCATGATAAATCATACTATCAAAACCAAGAAAAAGATTCATTGAAGAATTTGAAAACACTTGTTGAGAATGGTGCTTTAAGTAATGATGATGCTAAAAAAATGTTTCAAAAAGAACAACTAGATGATGCAAAACATGGATATAAATCAACTTTAAGCTGGGTAGATATTAATGATAAATCAAGCGAAGATACATCAACAAGTAATTTAAAAGTTGGTAATACGGCAACTACTGAATCAGGAAATGAAATTACAGTTACTGCTATAACAGAAAATGCACAAGTTGAATTGGATGATGCAAAAAATGGGGAGACAGCTTTAGAAGTTGATTTAACGCTTACGAATAAGGGAAATGACTCTCAATACTTCAACCCTTCAGATCTATCAGTATTTGATTCACAAAGCAATACATTGAATTTAGATTCTGCAACTTATGGTAACGATATCCCAGATATAGCTCCAGGAATAACAGCTAAAATAAAATTGTATTATGATAATCCAGGAACAGGCCCATATAAAGTTACCTATGGTAATGCTGTTTGGAGTAACTAAACTAAATTAAATAAAAATAAAACGTCTAAATAAATTAGGCGTTTTTTTGTACTCAAAAATTAGAAAGGAGTAAAAATGGCAGATATAATGGTTGATTCAGTCACCACAGGGATTGACTTGAATGAGACAAAAGCTGTTGAGGCTATCAACCGCTTAAAATCAGCAGTTAAAGATAGTACTCGTGAATGGCAGATTAATGAAGCACAGGCTAAATCTGCTGGAGATGCTGTTTCTGCATCAAAATATCGCTATGAAGGTCTTAGTGAAGCAATGGAAAAGCAAAAAGCTTATATTGCTAACCTTTCAGAAGGTATGAAGACAATCAATAGAGATACTGATGCTGGTGAAAAGGCTTATCAAAAATATAATGCTCAGTTAACCACGGCAGAACGGTCTCTTGCCTCAATGACAGGGCAATTAAACCGTGCAAAATCAGCTTATGAGTATCAACAAACTGGTATTGATGATTTAAATAAATCTCTTAGTGCTAATGATAAACTCATGCAATCTCAAATTGATTTATATGAGAAGACCCGTAATAAAATGGGAGCTGCTAAAGCCGAAGTTTCTGGTCTATCTACTTCATACGCAAAGCAAACTGAAATTTATAGAGCCCAAGTAGCTGAGCTTAAACGGTTAGAAGCTGCCGAGGGTACAAGTTCAGAAACTCTTGTTAAACAAAAAACAAGGGTAAATGAAGCTGCTTCGTCATTATTGAACTACAGAAATAAACTTTTAGAAGCTAACTTGGCAGTTACAAAGATGCAGCCGTTTAATTCCGAGTCTCTCATTGGTAAAGGTTTAAATACTGTTTATCAAACAACTGAGAAAGCTACCGATGTAATGGCAGCAGGATATCAAAAAGTAAAGAGTGCAGCTTATCAAAGTGCTTTTGGGATTGCTGCAATTGGTGCAGCTGCAGTTAAGGGGGCACAAATGGCCTCTAAACTTCAAAACCAATATAAAACAACTTTTAACTTATTAGTAACTGGTGGCGAACAAGCTAAAGAAGCTCAAGAAAATGTCAATAAAATGCAAGAGCAGGGTTCTGAACTTTCTGTTAAGTATGGTAAAACTCAAAAAGAAATAGCAGATGGATATCAAGAACTTGTAAAACGTGGATATACGAGTGCTCAAGCTCTTGGCGCTTTGCCTACAATGTTGCAAGCTTCAGTAGCTTCTGGGGATGATTTTACTGATGTTGTACATAACTCAACAGCAGCGCTTGAAAGTTTTGGTAAACGAGCTGATGATGTTACTGGAATGACAAAAAATACAAAAGAAGTTGTTAACCAGATGGCCTATGCAGCAGATATGACAGCAACTGATTTCCAAAGCATGGGTGTAGCAATGGAATACGTAGGGGCATCGGCTCATCAAAGCAAATTAAGCTTGTCAGAAACAGCATCAGCAATTGGTATTCTTTCTAATAATGGTCTTGAAGCTGACAAAGCAGGTACTGGACTTAGAAAAGTGATTGTTTCGCTACAATCTCCAAGTAAAGATGCTGCTGAAGCACTATCTGGAATTGGTTTAAGCACAAAAGATTTTGTAGACCAAAACGGAAACATGAAGTCAATGACGGAAATTTTCGGATTGTTAAACCAACATACAGAAAAACTAAGTTCATTCCAAAAAGGACAAATCTTCCATGCTTTATTTGGAACTACTGGTCAACAAGCGGGTGCAATTCTTTCTGAAAATGTTAAGCAATTAGGTGAACTCGATGACAAGGTTAAAAAATCAGCTGATGGTCAAGGGTATGTTGTTAATCTTGCAAATAAGAATATGCAATCTACTCAAAATGAATTAAAACAATTTAAAGCAGCCGGAGAGGCTGTTTTAATTATGATTGGACAAAAGTTCTTGCCAGTTTTATCTGATGCAGCTACTTCAATGGCTAAGGCTTTTAATTCTAAAGAAGGTAAACAAGGACTTGAAGAAATAGCTAGTTGGATTGCAAAGATTTTCCAAGGTATTGTTGATACTGTCAAATTCATTGGGGAACATAAAGATTTTGTTGTAAATACAGCCAAAGTTTTTGCTAGTATTTGGGCAGTTAATAAAATCGGCGATGCTCTAGCGATGGTTAAAAAAATTAATAATGAGCTTAAAATAATGTCAGGTATGAATGCTTTATCTGATGCTTTATCTGGAGGAGGAATTAAAACATCTGTAGGTAAAGGTGTCGCTACTGAAGCTGGAACAGTTGCTTCAACAGTAACTAAAAGAGGCGTAGCTGCTGAAGGCGAAGCACTTGTTGCCTCTGGCGGTTTATCAAAAGCTACTTCATTAATTCCAAGATTATTAGGAATTATTGGCTCTGTTGGCGGAAGTACAGTCTTGTCTGGTGGAATAAATGCAGGAGCTGAATTACTCAGCAAAGATAGTACAGCTCAAAAGACTGGGGGGGTTGCTGGCTCACTCGGTGGAGCAGCGGCAGGAGCAGCGATTGGTTCTCTTATCGCTCCTGGTATTGGTACAGCAATTGGTGCAGCAATAGGTGGAATGGGTGGTAAAAACTTAGGTAAAAAGCTTGGGGATTTGATTAATGACGGATTAAAAGAATCTTCACTAAAAAGTGAAAAACTACCAGTTGTTAAGTTTGACCCTAAAGCACCAACTAAAGACATGAAAGAGTTCTCCAAGGACTACCAAGGTTTCTTGGATAAAATCAAAAAATCAGCAACTATTGATATTGTAGATGAGAAATCACTTGAAAAAGCTAAGAAAGCAACTGCTGATGCTTATGCGAAGATGTCTAAAGATATTGATAAATTTTATCAGAATCAAGAAAAAGATTCTAAAAAGCAAGTAGATATTCTAGTTAAAAATGGTGTAATTACTCAAGCTCAGGCTGACAAATTAAACAAAGGTCAAAAAGATTCAGACGATAAGCAGAAGGCAGCTCAGAAAAAGAATCTTGATGAGATGAAGAAGAATACTGATAATTACTATGCTAGTGTTTCTAAAGAGCAAAAAAGAGCTAATGACGCTAACACAAGATTAACTAAAGATCATGATGCTGAAATTAAAAAAATTAAATCCGGAAGTACCGACGCTCTTTTAGCATTGGAAAAGAAATACGGTAAAAATTCACCTCAATATCAAAAAGAGATGATGGCTGAAATTTTAAGAGCAACAAATTCTTTTGATAATAAGCAAGAGCAAAATAAAAAAGAGCATAGTAACAATATGAATAAGATTGAAAAAGACTATGCTAAAACACAAACAAAATCTGAAGAGCAGATGAATAATCAAATCAATACTGCTACTAAGATCGCTCAAAATAAACAACTAGATTTACTTGATGATTTAAAAAATAAAAAAGGAAAATTAAATCAAAAACAATTAATTGATACGCTTGAAAAGGCTGATGATGAATATAAAGGAGTTAAGGATAAGGCGCAAAAACAAAAAGATGATGTTGTAAAAGCAGCAAATGAACAATATAAAAAATCCGTTGCAGCAATTGATAAACAACGTGCAGAAAACAGTTCTATAACAAAAGCTCAATATGATGAAATGATAAAAACTGCTAAAAAGCAACGTGATGATTCAATTGGTCACGCTAACGAACAATATAAAGGCGTAGTAGATAAGGCACAAAAAACTCATAAAGAAACAATTGACTTTGCTAATGATAAGGCTGACAAAAATGTAAAAGCTGCTGCAGGAGAACAAAAACAAACGGTAGAACAGTATACAAAAGGATTTAGAGATTCAAGAGACTTAATTAACTCATTTGTTGACGGGATTAATGGCGTCCTTAACTTCCTGCATAAAGGTTGGGGAAATATCGGTCACGTTAGCCTTAAAGGATATGCTGTAGGTACTCGTGGATTAGCTCAAGATGAAACAGCTTTAGTTGGTGAAGAAGGATTTGAACTTGCTCACCATCCAAACCGTGGTATTTTTGCGATTGGTCAACAAGGTCCTGAAATTCGTAAGCTGAAAGCTGGAACTTCAATTCTTCCTCACTCACTGTCAAAAGAGTTCCTGTCATTAACAGCTAATTTGCCAGCTCATGCTGACGGTGTATCTGGCTTCTTATCAGATGCACTTGGATGGGTAAAATCAACATACAAGGATGTTACTAGCGTTATTTCAAAAGGTCCTAAAGAAGTTGTAGAAGCTATTTATAATGGCTTAGGATTAGATAATTTAGAAAATGACTTTCCGCCAGTTGTTACTAGGATGGCAAAGGGGTCCGCTCAAACATTACAAGATAATTTTGTAAAATTTTTACAATCGTTCTTCAAAAAAGCTGAATCAGATGCAGGAGGTTCACAAGGTTCACCATCCGGTTCTGGTGTTCAACGTTGGGCAGGACAAGTTAAACAGGCACTTGCAGCAAACGGCTTGAGCACAAGCCAAGACATGATTGACCGTGTGCTTCGCCAAATTGCAACTGAGTCAAGTGGTAATGAAAAAGCAGTCCAAGGAAACATCGGAGATATTAATAATATTACTGGTGACCTTGCTAAAGGTTTGATGCAAACCATCTCGGCCACATTCAACGCCTATAAGTTTCCAGGGCATGGGGATATCTTTAATGGATATGATAACTTATTGGCCGCTCTTAATTATGCTAAAAATCGTTATGGTTCAAGTTTATCATTCTTAGGAAATGGACATGGTTACGAAAATGGTGGAGTCATTGATGCACATGGATTTTATGAAATAGCTGAAGGAAATCGTCCTGAAATGGTTATTCCGCTTGATCCTCAAAAGAAGTCAAGAGCGACTCAACTTTTGAACCAAGCAAATAGAACTATTAACGCTAATAATTATGAAAAAAATTCTAATAGTAATATGGAATTAGCTTTAACTCAAGCTGTTAATCTACTTTCTCAAGTTCTTGGAGCGACAAAAGAACAAACAACAGCTCTTAAAAATCAACCTGCACCAATTATTGATGAAAATAGTTTCTTTAAAGGTGCAGCTCCAACAATTAAAAAAACACAGGATTCATACCAAAATAGAAAAAATAGATTAGGAGGTATTATGATTTGACATTTACGATAAGTTTTAATGGTCAAAATATTTCCGACTTGGTAGATGGATTTACTTCAATCGAACGAAATTTTGGCTCAACATGGACAAATAATCTTGGACCAGAAGGAACTACAAGATATGGTCAAGAATTTGTTAATAATTATATTAATGCGAAAACAATTACAATTTCTTTCATTAAAGATGGTATTCCGAAAGATTGGGTTAATATTCGCCAGCAAATTGCTAGTGTTTTAGATGTTTCAACTCCTTCACCATTAATTTTTAGTGATGAGCCAAATAAAGTTTGGTATGCATTGCCTGATCAGTTACCTACTTTTTCTGAAGATATATCTTCTTTAAGGGCAACAGGAACTTTAACATTTATTGTACCGTCAGGTGTTGCTATCTCAAGCTATACACAAGAATTGAATTCAAATAATTCAGGAGGAACAAATGGTTCCATTACAGTTAATTCAGATAACTCAGTAGATGTTTTGATTAATAATCAAGGGACTATTCCTGCATATCCTACGTTTAAATTTACTCATAAATCTGATAATGCATTTATAGGTATTGCAGGTCAAAATGGAGTTGTTGGATTGGGAAGTCAGGATCAAACTTTGATTGACTCAAAAACAACTGAAACAACAAGAGTAGAATCTCAATGGCTTTTAAACCCATCTGGTATAAGCCAAAATAGTAATTTTAGTGGACATTTTAATGTGGCTAATGATGTTGGCAACCCTCAAAACGGTCAATTATTAACTGCAGGAAATCTTGTTTTTAAAAAAGATGGATTAAGATTACAAGATGGAGGTGTTCCTCCGTCTGGCGGAACATGGTCAATGCAAGGGGCTATGCAAGTCTATAATGTTCCAGCTGATAAAATAGGAAATGTTGGAACAGCTAATTTTACTTCAACATTTAATATTTGGGCGCAAGCAACAAAAATGGGCCAAACTGGGCTGATGCAAGTTTTATTTTGTGATTCTAACAATAAACTTATGGCTGGATTAGGAATATATAAAGATGATACAAGAGGAAATAGCTTTAGAACTCAACTTTATATTGGTGGTAATCATCCCAGAACATGGAAAACATTTGGACCAGGAGGACAAGAATTAAATAATGGTGGTCATGGAGATGGGAAAGTTCCTAATCCAAACTTATATTTTAATTCTACAACTGGATATTTTACTATTCAAAAGAAAGATAGAGTTTTCAATTTTACATTTGGCAATAGAGGAGGAAATTACCCTATTACCATTCCAGAACTTGGAAGTACTAAATGTACAAAAGTATTTGTATATATGGGGCAACTAAAAGGAAGAGATGTCAACACACAATATATAACAAATCTATCGCTTAGAATGTTTAATTTTCAAAAGAATGATGTTACCAAAACAATTGATAGCAATACAGATGTTACAACATTTATTCCAGCAGATAATCATCATTATGGTAATAGTGAAGTTGTTGTAGTAAATATGAGTAGTTCAAAAATATATAGAAGAGAAGGACTTACAATTGCTAATGATGAGATGATTACTGGTTCAGAACCATTTTCAGTTCCTCCAGGTCAATCAATTGTTAATTGCTCATTTGGAGATAATACAGTTCCTCCAGATATTGATGTAACTTGGAAAGAAAGGTATCTATAATGCAATTAAATATCCATGACCAAACATTAAAAAGAATTGGTTTTATCAATAATGATCTACCAGATGCACTTCACTATTTTAATGATAATTGGCATCGTTATTTAGCGGAGGGAACCTCTACTTTTGACTTTTCTGTTAATAAGGTAAATCCTGATTATGCCTTGTTAACTTTACAAAGCTATATAAGCTTTAGTTACGATGATGAAGATTATTTATTTAATATAATTAATATTCAACAAGATCATTATTCAATGCAATTACAATGCGAAAATTTAAATCTTGAACTGATTAGTGAGGATGTAGAACCATATAATAATAATCTTCATCATAGTATTGTTTGGTATCTTAAAAATGCAGCTAAAATTACAGATAATGTTGTTGAAATAGGTAATAATCCTTTTTCAACTATTGATGAAGATACATCTAATCCAATACTCTCTTTTGATAGTACCGAAACAAAACTAGCTCGTATAATTTCTATTTGTAATAGTTTTAAGGCTGAATTTCAATTTAAAACAAATCTAAAAGATGACGGAACACTTCAAAATATAACATTAGATTTATATCAAACTGGAGGAGTTGGGCAATTAAGAAAAGATGTAACGTTATATTATGGTAAAAATATTGATGGTATAACCTCAACTGGAGATAGAACATCTACATTTTTTAATTCAACTACTGTTACTGATTCAAACAACAAATATAATTGGTTATCAATAGAAGGAAAATATTATAATTCTGATGGTCAATTAGAATTTTATAAAGATGCTGGCAGTAATACAGCATATGCTCCTTTATCAAGAGATATGTTTCCTTCTCAAATCCTATCTACATCTTCAGATCAATATACTAATAAAAATATTCAAACATCCGCAAGTTCAAATGATGATTTATGGGATTATGCTGTAAGTCAGTTTAAACTTTATGCTTATCCTCAAATGACTTATGAAGTAACAGTATCAGTAAATGCTGTTACAAGTGCTCTTGGAAATGACAAAAAGCTAAATATTGGAGATACAATAATCGTCCAAGACTCAACTTTTGACAAGTCAGATGGTGGATTAATTTTATCAGCAAGAGTATCTGAACAAGAAATAAGTTTTACTAATCCTTTAAATAATAAAATTACTTTTACTAATTTTGTTAAATTAAAAAGTGATATCTCTGCCGATTTATATGACAGAATGAAAGATTTAGTTGACCAAAACACTCCCTATAGGGCAGAATTAGAAACTACTAATGGAGTACAGTTTAAAAACAGTGCGGGCTCAACGACATTGACAGCACGAATATACTTTGGGTCAGATGACAAAGAAACAATTGCGGACAGCTACGAATGGTCAAAGGATGGAACGGTTGTTGCGAACGCTCAGACTATCACAGTTGATGCCAGCGGAGTTGCGGATAAGGCTGTTTATAGCTTTAAAGCAACGGTTGCGGGTAAAGTAGTCGCAAGTCAGTCGGTCACTATCACTAATGTTAATGACGGAACAGCAGGTAAGCCCGGTGCTGACGGAAAAACATCATACACTCACACAGCGTGGTCTTACAGCGCAGACGGCACAGATAGATTCACTACTGTTTATCCAAATTTAAATTTAATAGACGGGACTAAAGATTTTAGCGGTACTTGGACAAATTCAGATAGTTGGATAACTGATGGAACATATAAAGGTTTAACTGTTAAAAAACGGACTGGGCAATGGGAAGGCATATATAAAACATTTACTGCACCTAAAGACGGAACTTACACCTTCTCAGCTTATATTAAAAGTTCAGGAAATACTGCAAATGTCTATAGATATGGTGGCGTAAATGGTCAAGACCCAGGCACGTTAATAGGTAATAACTTTGACTGGACTAGAGATAACGTAACTTTAAATTTAAAAGCTAATGATAGAGTGTGGTTTAAATACGAAATATCAAGCTTAGGTGCAGATTCAATTTTATGGACTGCTGGTCATAAGTGGGAACAAGGCTCAACCGCTACTCTATACATGCCTTCATCAAGCGAAGCCATAACTGCTGACAGACCAAGCCACACTGGTCAGTACACAGACTTTACACAAGCTAACAGCACTAATCAATCCGACTACACTTGGATTCTGATACGAGGGAATGACGGGAAAGATGGTCAAGATGGAAAAAGCGGAGATCCAGGAAAGATTATTTCGGATGCCGAACCTACAACAAAATTTAAAGGTTTGGCATGGAAATATTCCGGAGTAGTGGACATGACACTTGGTGACGGTACAAAAATATTAGCTGGAACGGAGTACTACTGGAATGGGACGGTTTGGGCTTTATATGAAATTAATGCTCATAACATCAACGGAGATAACCTATCAGTAACTAATGGAACATTTAAAGATGGGAAGATAGAGAGTATTTGGGGTGGAAATGGAGTAAATGGTACGACTACTATTGAGGGTAGTCATTTACAAATTTACTCATCAAATTCTACAACTAACACTGAAAATACAGTAGCAATTGATAATCTTCAAGGATATGCTCAAGTTTATACTGACCGTAATACAGGGAGAGCCATAACTGTTCAAGCCTCTGTTCAAGGTTTCTTTGTTTCTGACAGTACAGGTCCATATGTGAGAGTAACTCCTAATGGAATTAGCACCTCGTCTGATAAGTCTTATAATAGTTTCCAAATTGGATCAGGTATAACAATAAACTTAGAACGAAGAGGAGATATTGTTGAAGCTACATTGTCAGGTTTTATAAATTCCCCATTAACATCCAATACTAAATTTTCAGTTGGACTGATTCCTGTTGGATATAGACCTAATAGAACAGCAAATATTATGGTACATATTACCTCAAGTGTTAATAGTTCACATATAGATGTGGGGATTGACGGAGTTTGTACTTGGTGGGGAAATTCAACAAGTAGTGGGGCTCCTCGCGGAACGCAAACATGGTTTACCAATGACCCTACACCACAATAATTAGGAGAAAAAATGAAAAAGAACAAACAGACTCAAGAAATTACCGACATTATTATCGGTGAAAACATTGTTGCCAATTTGAGTTTTACTGCTTATGAAACGGGAGCTTTAGAAGCACAGCTAACAATTAATAACCCTCAAGATTTTCATAATTCAGAAGAAGCTAAAAATGAGCTAAACGAATTAATATCAGAAGCTTTTGAGGCTTCGAAAAATAAACTGGCCACTTATGAAGTGCCAGAAAAATAGAAAGCAGGGGTTATGGAATTAGAACAACTTGTGGAGCAGCATGAGGACAAACTCAAGCAGCACGATAAAGAATTATCTCGACTTAATGATATGTCGGTTGAAATGCAAAAGCAAATGAATGACGGTCTGACTCGTGTGGATGAATCAAATCGCTTTTTAAGAGAACAGAATACTCGTCAATCTGAACAAAATGCTCAAATATTGCAAGCTGTTATTAAAGGTAATGAAAGCTCAGATGAACATCAGTTTCAGTTGAAGCTGCTTGATAAAACAAACTTTTGGAAATTGATTTTCGGAATTGGCGGAGCTTCGGCGGCCATATATACGATTATCATGGAAGTTATAAAATTAATTAAATAAAAGAGGAAAAATAAAATGGATCAAAATTTAATGACAATCTTTAGCGGTATTTTAACTTTAGTAGGAACAATAGTCTCTTACTTCATCTCACAGGCAGCTAAAAAGCATAGCAATGTAAAAAATATCGATGCTTTAGCTAAACTAGCCAATCAAGCGGTAAGTTGGGCAGAAAAGAACTTCAACGAGAACCCTGAGAAGTTGTCTGAAGCTATTAACTATGTGACAGAAGAGGCTAAACGAATTAAAATCAAAACCAATCCAGCTCAGATTGAAGCTCAGATTGAAACATCATTAGCTCAGTTGAAAAATAATTTCACTTCTGACCCGGTTAAAACTGTTAAAGAGGTTACTGAAAAAGCAGTTGAAGTTACTGGTCAAGTTGCTCAAGCAACGCAGAAAGCGGCTGACATTATTTTTCCAATTATTGAAGAAGTAGAAAAATCAGAACCAACAGAACAAGGAGAATGATATGAACGGAATTGACATTTCCAGCTATCAAGCAGAATTAAACGCTGGAATTGTTCCCTCAGATTTCGTCATTATAAAGGCTACAGAGGGAACTAACTATATAAATCCAACTTGGGAAGAGCAAGCTGGACAAGTGATTCAAACAAATAAGCTTCTGGGTTTCTATCATTTTGCCAGCGTAGGAAATCCAATCGCAGAAGCTGATTTTTTTATCAGTGTTGTTAAAAATTATATTGGCAAAGCAGTTCTTGTTTTAGACTTTGAAGCTGGGGCAATTAATGCATGGGGAAATGTTGGCGCCCGTCAATTTCTGAATCGAGTAAAAGAAAAAACTGGAATCAATCCGATGATTTACATGTCATCAGATGTTACTCGCCAGTTTAACTGGAGTACGATTTCAAGTACTAACCCTTTATGGGTTGCGCAATATGCCTCTATGAATCCTACAGGTTATCAATCTGAACCGTGGACTGACGGAAAAGGGTACGGTGCTTGGAGTTCAGCGGCTATCCACCAGTATAGTTCAGCTGGTTCACTTGCTAATTGGAGCGGTAATCTTGATATAAATCTTGCTTATATCAATGCCAATCAATGGAAATCACTAGCAGGAAGCGGAAGCACTAGCAATTCAATAACTACAGAAGATATTAATATAAATAATACAATAGAATATGAGGAAGAAGAAATGCACTTTATTCAAACAGTTGATACAAAGCGAATCTATATGATTAATGCTGGAATGTATTCGTGGATTACAGACCCAGGAATGTGGACTAATTATCAAAAAGCATTCCCTAAAGCACCAGTTATTCCACTATATCAAGCACAAATGGAAAAACTATATCGTAAAAATGTGTAAATTAAAATCCTGACTTCGGTCAGGGCTTTTTTGATTTATATAGGAAGAAAGAATAAAATAACAAGGTTTTTAGTAAAAGATATTAAAAAAGTTTTAGGATAATAAAAATAAAAACCTCTGTCAGAGGTTTTTTTAGTAAAATAGCAAGATTAGAATACAAAATTTTACTGACAAGCTCTCTGTCAGTAAAATTATAAAAATGAAACACCCGAAAACATTGCCATGAACAGTTTTGAAAGCGAGTAATAAATTAAACATGTACTCAAGCTAGAAAAATAAAGGCTTTTCTGAAAGAAAGACTTGCATTTGTTGCTGAAAAATGCTAAAATACATAAGTCCGACTTTTTAGATATATATATAGTATATATCTTTCGGGAAATTTCTAAGGAGGTACTTTTGCTTGGCAAAAGATGATGTAATTGAAGTAGACGGCAAAGTCGTTGACACCATGCCGAATGCGATGTTCACGGTTGAACTCGAAAATGGTCACCAAGTCTTGGCGACGATTTCAGGAAAAATTCGAAAGAATTATATCCGTATCTTGCCTGGAGACAAGGTTCAAGTTGAACTCTCACCATACGATTTGACACGCGGACGAATTACTTACCGATTTAAGTAATCCGGACATTCATTGAGTGCATGATGCACAGTAACCATAGAAAGGAAGACACAATGAAAGTAAGACCATCAGTTAAACCAATCTGCGAATACTGTAAAGTTATTCGTCGTAACGGTCGTGTAATGGTAATTTGCCCTGCCAATCCAAAACACAAACAACGTCAGGGATAGAAAGGAAATAGAAAAATATGGCTCGTTTTGCTGG